CATTCGACGAATCATATAATGCAGTTTCAAATTATATTACTGTTGAGGTTATTGAGAATGACACAACCAAGAATTCAATCCCGGCAGGATTCCTCGGATATCCAATGCGTGACTACAGTGGATTTGCTATCAAAGAGACTGCATGGAAGTACACCAAAATAGATAATCCAATGGATACATCAGTGTTTGTGAAGGTTGACAGTTTACCGGATACTGTTAAAGATACCGATCCGTGGTTTGTGTATATTGAGAGCGAAACCGGAAATACATATTACGGAAGAGAATTTGCCATCACATCAAACCCAACGCAGCCGTATTTCAAATTCAACACTGATGTTGATGAAGACATCAAGATCAAGAAACAATACTTTGGCGTTTCCGACCTTACGGGAATCGATACCGATGCGTTGACTTATAAAGGTGTTGAGGCTTATAATGAAGTTCCCGCAGGTATGACACCTTGCTTCCACCTTGATGCACGCATTCTTAATGGTGTGCCTAACGAGCATGGTGAAATTGAGAACGGCGATATTAAACAAACAGTTTCGGTTGACGGTATTACCGGATACAGTTGGGTAACTGTTAACAAGAACATCACCACGAGTGAAGGTATTGAACCTCGTATCGGTTCGGAAAGTGTAATGGCCGGTACAATCTATGAAGACAAGAAATACCGTAAATTCACTGTGGCATTCTATGGCGGATGGGATGGTTGGGACTATTACAGAACCTACCGTTCGAACACCAATGAATATCGTGCCAAAGAATACAAAGGCTACATTAACAGTGTGAGTGGATATGGCGATATGTTTAACGTTGTTAAAAATCCTGAAGCCTTCAATTTTGATAGTAACCAAAAGGTCATAAATTCTGACTACTATGCATATCTCGCAGGTGTCCGTCAGTTTAACAATCCTAAGTCGATTGCAATCAATGTACTTGCAACACCAGGTATTGACTATGTCAACAACGGCCAATTGGTAAACGAAGTTATCGATATGGTTGAAGAGGATCGTCAGGATTGTATTTACGTTGTGACTACACCTGACAAACCATTCGGAGCAAGCGACTCGAAGGACGATATGTATAATGCCGATGAAGTAGTTGCAAATCTTGAGGATTCAGATATTGACAGTAACCATACAACGACATATTATCCTTGGGTGAAGTATTTTGATGCAGACAATTCAGACTACATCTACCTTCCAATCACTCGCGACGTCGTTAAATCAATAGCTTTGACTGATAACCAGGCATTCCCATGGTTTGCTGCGGCAGGTTGGACTCGTGGCCCGATTTCGGGAGACGCTCCAAAACGTAGACTGAAACAAGGTGAACAGGATACTCTTTATGACGGACGTATCAACTTCGTTGCAAGTTTCGCCGGCGAAGATTTCGGTGACACTAATGTAACAGACCGTATTTGGGGCGATAAAAACCTCCAGATAGCCGATAACCAACTCAACAGGCTGTCAGCACGCCGACTCTTGCTCCGCATCAAACGTATGTTACAGACTTCCTGCATTGGTCTCATCTTTGACCCGAACGACAACAACCAAACCAAGGCTATCAGGAATTCAGTCGGAAGTGTCCTCGACTATATCAAAGAGAATCGTGGTATTACCGATTGGAGAATCGAAATCGACGATAGCCCGTCCACAACTGATCAACTCGGACGCGGTGTAACGTATTATATCAAACGCACCCCATTGCTTGAATGGATTTCATTCACGAGTGTCTTAACACCACAGGGTATGGAGTGGTAAGCGATAACCCACACAAAGTAAGAAAGGGAGAAAACAAAAATTCTCCCTTTTTCGTTTTAATCTATTTATAGTAAAAGAAATATGATACTATGGCACAGACATTCATAATCAATAAAAATAGCACACTCCCAATATTAAGGATGAATTTAAACAACGACGGATATTCTGAATATTGGAAAGCCTATCTTGCATTACAAGGGGCAAACGGTGTAACATTTTCAATGTGGAATCAGGAAACCGGAATATACAAGATTGCAAACGCCCCTGCTGAAATAACCTATGATGAATACAGTGGATGCGAGGAACGTTATCTTATACAATACAAATGGAAGGAACGTGATACGAATGAGTCCGGCCGGTATATCGGACAATTCAAGATTAGTTTTTCTGATGATATTGTCATGGAAGGCGTTACATTCCCAAGCGGGGAGTTAATAACCCCAATTTCTGAAGATCTTGTAATTGTAGTAAATGACTCTTGGAAAAAGAACTAAAAGAAAAGCCACCCATTTTGAGTGGCTTTATTTCTTTATTTTTTTTTTTATTGTCTTCTGTAAGCGTTTTGATATCGCTCTATAATATCTTTTTTAATGTAATCTATTATAACACTATCCGGTTTGCTATAATAATTGTCAGGGAATGGTAATGTACCGAAATCCCAAATAAAGCAATCTTTTGGTGGATATGCCCAACCGCCTTGTATTCTCCAAACGCCCCAATCAGGACCGAGGTCTATGGTTTTACCTTCCTTTTTGATTCGTTCATTCTCGGCTCTTTCGCTATCTTGGTGTTTTTGTGCGTAATATTGGTCGGCAGTATTGCCATATTCTATTTCAGAAACAATTTCCATTATACTTTCATGTATGAGTTTTTTGAGTTTAGTTTCTGATAGATTAATACTTTGCTTCATTTTATATGAATGGGTTATTTTTGTTTATCTTGAGATTCAACGGGTTTATCGATAATTTGGAGTATCTTTTTCATAGTACTGTATTCTACTGATTCTGCACGATTTGCAAGTTTACCAAGGGCTTTAATAACAGCAACGCGGATATCATCAAGCATACCTTTTACTTCAGGATCCATTACTGCTTCGCTTGGAAGTGTTCCTTGGATAGGTTGTATATCGCCATCTTGACCTGATTGTTGGGGTTGCTGTGGGGCGACTTCAGGTTCAGGACCACCTGCGCTCGTATCATATCCTGGATTATCAATTTCCTGTGGATTCATATCGTTATTGAACACCATTTCCATAAGGGTCATGGATTTCTTTTCCTCTTTTTTTGGTTTAGGGTTCTTTACACCATGGAGGTCTTGTTTTATTTCATTAATCAATTGTGACATATCTTCTATATTCTTTTTCTCTATTATTTAGAATTTGAAAGCATCAGGGAGTGTAAGTGTTGGTTGTGAACCCTTTCCTACTGCATAGTTCATAAGTTCTGAACGGTAGGTAAGCAGCACTCCAAGTGCCTGTACATTGAGTTTCATTTCATCTATTTCAGCCTGATTGGTTTTGGTTCCAAAGAAGGTTTCGTATTCATAGGTGCTGTTGATAGCCCCCATAATGTTTTCGTTTGAACGTATTTTTCTTTGAACATGGTCGATCATTTTGTCGAGAACATCCAATTCATTTTTAATGTCAGTCATTTTTCAATATTCTTATTACATATAAATATGGAGGTTGAGAAAAACAATAACAATCTGTTAGATTAATTTAACATGACAAAGATTAAACAACCGAAACGGCCAAGCAATAATGCCACAAATAAAAAAACAACCACGCCAAAAAAGAAGACCATAAAGAAACCAAGGATTAGGCAAGCATACGGTACATCTAAACTTGAAGCATACTTTGCAACGGAATTTCTTGACAAACTTGGTCTTAACTACATTTACGAATATGAGGCGAAGGATATAAAACGTTTCTATGATTTCGCTATAGTAGCCGTTCCACAGGAAACACAGCCAATATATGAGGAAAAACACGGAGTGAAATGTATAGACTACATGAAGAACACAGTACGTACATTATTTCTTATTGAGGTTGATGGTGAACATTGGCACCCGGATTTAAATAAAGTTAAATGGGATGAACTTTCTCCAATGCAGAAGCATAATGCCATGGTGGACAAGATAAAAAACGAATGGTGTGTAAAGCACAGAATTCCGTTGTTACGTTTTTGGGAGAGCGACATACGAAACAATCCAAGTATGGTTTTAAAAGAACTTAAGGAAATGTTGGATAAACTATCAAAGCGTGATCAAATTAAAGCGGGTTTAAACAGGCCACATCCAAGGCACTGAATTTGGAAAAATTAAATTCTTATACTATATTTTATATAAATTGGATATATTATGGAACAAACTCCGAAATACAAATTAGGGCAGAAGGTATGGTTCGTTGCAGAGAACGAAAACGTGTGTTACGGGATAATCAACACCATAACACCTGTTAACTATACTTTTAATTATAACATAAAAATGAACCTTCACAGTATAGGTGAGGTTGTAAAGAACACTGTATGGGAAGAAGATATTTTAGGAGACTACAACGATGACATTGTCGATATTATAAATTATGCCGCAAATCATGGAGTCGAAAAAGAATTAGATCAACTAATTTTAAAAAGACTTTTCAGTCTAGGTGTTTTAAATAGAAAAGAAAACAACAAACAATTTGAAAGTATTTTTAAAAATGAACTTGTTGGTGGAGCAGAACGAGTAATATTATCTCCTGGAAAAATGGAAGAAATCGAAGACGCAATGTATGATGAAAACGGTTGGAAAAATATAGGCAATGGATTAAAAATGGACAGGCATGGAAATATTGCAGGAGGACTAAAACCTTCTAATAATAATTAATTATACATTAAAAAAAATGAATAGAACCACA